TATTATCAAAATTTCTTGAGCAGTTCTTATTCTGCCAACAGTTACAAACTTGAAGCCAGAACCAATGTATCAAACAATTCCACTGGAACAGCCACGCAGTTAGAAATACGTGTGACACTTTTAGATAGCTACATTGATCCGGACACAGCTAATCCCGGCCCGCCAACCTTTGCGCCAAACGACGTTGTCAACGGCACCTTGACCATATCTGTATCTGAACTCAAAGCATCCGGGCAATTACAACCTTCTGGTACTTTTTCTATAACCAGCCCATCGTATTCACTTTCTAGTATAACAGGCAGTTAAGGACTTAAATAATCTCATGCCAGCAGTTAACAGTAAAATTCTTAAAGTAGATTATAACGCAATCAGAGACAAGGTAATTGGGGTCTTGGGATTCGGATCAGGTAATTTTGGTTACGGTCAGCAGGCACGGATTCAATCAACGGCAGTCACCGATGACAGCAAAGTCACCATCAACGAATGGGCCAATCTCAGATATGATATTATCAACGCCTACAAGCATCAAAACGGATCTAATCCAACCACTGCTGTGGTCTCTGAAGGTGGCACAATAAGGTATACTTCGAGCTTTACCCCAGACACCGGCACACTGGATGTGCCCCAACGCCAGTATGATGCATGGGCAGATGATTTAATCACTTATAGATTTTTAGTAGCAGCTGGCGAGTCCGCCACCACTGGAGTTGTGTCATCAAGTAAAACAACTTCGTGGTTATCTCAATGTGTGTGTACCATACAGATCTATTGGTCAAATTCCAATGATGCCAGATATTGGTTCAACAGTGGCGGCAAAGTCCGAATCAGTGCATCTAGATCCGGCGGCGCTGCAACTAATCAAAATACATCGTGGACTAGTTTATTGAGTTCGGCCGGTACTCAGAGTTTCGGTGCCGCGACCCCGAGTACAGGAACATCACCCAATGATGGCACAAATTGGTATAAAACTACCAGCACATTTCAAACCTACTACACAGCCACCGCATCAAGCCCTTATGGATCTAACACCTATCAATTGCAGGCTAGATGTGTTGACCAACCCAGTAACAGTGGAGGCTCTGCAAGCCAATTAGAGATTCGGGTGCTATTCACAGACCCATATGTTGATCCAGGAGTCGGAGTACCACCTGCAGGAGTCCAAACTCAAACAGCAGCGAATTTCCCCCCTGGAGATTTAGTGGATGGTACGCTGACTGTGAATGTTTCTTCACTGTATGCCACAGGTATTATGGTGCCTGGAAGCTTAAACTTTACAGTGCCTCAACCAATTATTGCCATAGGCGCAGTAACCGGCAGTTAATTAATTTTTCCCAGGTTCTAGTTCATCTATAAATAAACTACGTAGTTTATCAAGGAGAACTCATGGACCAACAGCTTAAACAAGCTCTGGATTTTGCCAACTATCAACAGACCTTTTCTATTCAAAAAAAAGTTCTCAAAGAACGTATGTCAGCCAAACTAACCTATGGATTCAATGGCGGCCTGTTTCGAATCGATAGAACTCTTTTGACTTTTGTAGACATGCTGTGCGCCAAGGATAGAACATCCGGAGTGATTCTGTTAGATGCCAATGAAAATCCTGTGCTAGTAGATGACCTCGAAGAATTTCGTGATGAGATTTTCCGCAGATATTTTGAAGTTACTAATGAATATTTTGAACAACATCAAAAGATTAAAAAAAGTAGATCTGTGGAAAAACTAATATCGCAATGACACAGGGAATACTACTCTATGCACACAATAATCGCACAGTCGATTATGCATTAATGTCGGTAATAGCTGGGGGGCTGGCTAAGAAAAATTTGCAGGTTCCAGTTTCGTTGATTACCGATGCATCTACTATTGCATGGATGAAGGAATCAAATATTTTTAATCAGGCCGAGACCGTGTTTGATCATATTATCGTGGTTGACAGACCTACCACTGATAATCAAAGACGCCTGCATGACGGTCAAACCGGTCAGATGATTCCGTTTATAAACACCAACAGAAGTACAGCATATGATCTTACCCCCTACGATAGAACATTATTAATAGACAGTGATTTTTTTATCTTGTCAAACAGTCTTGGAGAATATTGGAATGTTGATGCAGATGTCATGCTAGGAAGTGCTATCAACGATATCTATGATGATTCTCGTGTAGGATACCTAGACAGGCACGTGAGTGACACAGGCGTCAAAATGTATTGGGCTACCACAGTGATGTTTTCAAAGAATGCAAATGCCAAATTGTTTTTTGACACAGTAAATTATGTCAAAGAAAATTACTCTCAATTTGCCGATGTGTTTAGATTTGACTGTCGTCAATTTAGAAATGACATTGCCTTTAGTGTGGCTAAACATATATTAGATGGCTATCAACAGGATGACGTATTATCATTGCCTCCGGTATTATCAGCCTTGGACAAGGATATCCTGCATGGTGTTAATGGTAACACTCTGACATTTCTTGTAGATCATAAATTGACCAACTCGTATTGTGCTGCTGCTATATCTAACATAGACATACATATCATGAACAAGCAAAGTGTGATTAGAAACAAACAGGCGTTATTGGAGTTAATATGAACTTCGGATATTTGCTAATTGTTGCAGAACACGAGTCTATTGATTATCTACAGCTGGCCTACGGCCTGGCACTGAGTATAAAAAACACACAACGAGAAGGTTACGATCGAGTAGCGATCGTGATAGATGATAAAACAAAAATAGAAAAACTTACCAGCCCGTGGGTGTTTGATCATGTGATAGAATGGAGCCAAGAAACATTTTGGGACGGTCGTAGCTGGATGGATCAGCTTACTCCGTTTGATCACACAGTATGTTTAGATGCTGATATGATATTTTTACAAGACCACAGCCACTGGATTGATTATTTTGTTGATAACAGTGAATTGTATGTTGCAAATCAAGTGTTCACTTACAGAGGTGATACTGTAGTCGACCGCACTTACAGAAAAGCCTTTGATAAAAACAATCTTCCGAATTTATATTCTATGTGGACTTTTTTTAGCAAGGATTCTCAAATGGCCAGAGAATTTTTTGATCTAGGCAGGAGCATAATTAAAAATCCCATAGAATTTTCAAACATGTTCTTGAATAATTTCAAACCAAAAGTCTTAGGTACTGATGAAGCATTTGCATTGTCTGCAGATATACTAGGCATCTCAGACGACATAGCGTATGAATTAGAATTTCCTAGAATAGCACATATGAAACCCATGTTACAGAATTGGCCATGGCCTGCAGATACATGGAGTGACCATGTGGGATTTTATTTCAACAAAAAAGGACAATTGAAAATAGGGAACTATCAACAGTATGATATAGTACACTATGTGGAAAAAGATAAAATAAACACAGAAATGATAAACAATCTAGAGGAAATCGCATGGAAACCGTAGAAGATTTTGACAAGTGGTTAGCTGAGTACAAGCCAGCACCAGTGAAATATGTGGCTGTGTATGATCAACTAACAGGTGCAGTAATCAGTGTAGGTCCTGATTATGCCTTTCCGAATGAAGCATGTGTGGTTGAAATAGATAGCGAAACAGCATTATCAATCATCACAGCAGAAATACAGATACACCATTGCCAGATAGATATTCATTCGGGCGATTTAGAAATAGCTGAAACAAAAACTTTGAATAAATTAGATGACGTTTTACATAGAATACCGTTGATACAATATACCGATATAGCTAAACCAGATGTATATCTTACCTATACAGCAAAAAGTCAAACATTAAAAATACAGCTATCAACTGAGTTTGGCGGAACCAAAAAATACAAAGATGCAAACAAACAAAGAAAATTTGTTTGGGACGGCAGCACAGTTATGGACTTTTTAATTACTGAATACAACGATCCTAATTTGATCTACAAGATGTTTTCTGTTAAAATAAATGATCTAGTAGGTAAAACAGTCACAGTTAAAAACGTATCCTATGATACCTTTAGTGTTTATACTAGACGGTTATTTAAAAATTATGTGATTGAACTAAAATGAAAATTATTGAATTTGATATTGTGTTTTTAAGTTATGATGAACCTAATGCAGATCTGCATTATGCTGACCTCTGTGTCAAGGTACCTTGGGCCAAGCGTGTACACGGAGTCAAAGGCAGCGACCATGCACACAAAGCCGCAGCAGAATTAAGTGAAACAGATTGGTTCATCACCGTTGACGCCGACAACATTGTAGATCCTGCGTTTTTTAATCTAGAACTAGATATGAAAGACCCTAAAATACAGGTCTACGGGTGGTGCGGTCGAAATAAAATCAATGGGCTTAGATACGGCAACGGTGGAATAAAAATCTGGAAGAAAGACTTTGTTCTCAATATGAAGACGCATGAAAATTCAGAAAGTGATCGAGGCCAGGTAGATTTCTGTTGGGAAGATGGATACCGTAATTTTCCAAGGGTCTACAGCGACAGCGTGATTACAGGATCACCGTTCCAGGCATGGCGAGCAGGATTCCGTGAAGGTGTTAAGATGACGCTGCTTGATGGAGTGCGTGTGCCGCCACAAGAAATTAAAGAACGCATCTGGTGGCATAATATTCATCGTCTTCGAATGTGGTCAACTGTAGGCGCCCATGAGGAAAACGGGTTGTATGCTGTTTACGGTGCAAGATTAGGCACATGGATGACCAACTGCACCGATTGGAATTATATTGATGTTAGAGATTTTGAAATCCTTAAAAACATATATCAAGAAAATGTTCTTCATGGTAGTTTAGAAACGGACATAAAAGACCTAGGAGACAGATTGAAAACTCATCTAGGCCTAGATTATCCTTGTCTGGATGCAGCGCAAAGCAAGTTTACATTGGATCTCTATGACGAGACTATTAATCTAGGATTAACATATTATCGGACAGTTGATAATGTATGATATATTCTTTGTAAGTGAACACAACTGCAATGTAGAGCTTTGGAATAAATGCAAATCTCGATTTCCTAATTCACAGCAGATTCAAAATTGTAATAATATTAATCAGATATCTGAACGGGCATTAACCAAGATGTTTTGGGTGATATGGGATGATCTATGTGTCAACGAAACCTTTGATTTAAATGGATATCGTGCTACAAAATGGGATGACATGTATGTTCATATATTTCAAAACGGTAATAATTTCGACGGAATTTGTTTATTTCCAAAAAAATTAAAAATTTCTCAGAGAGAATTCGACAACAGATTTTTTACAGAAAAAAAAGAAATTAATACAACAGCATCTATACCATTACAACAACACTATGATATTATTTTTATTAGTTTCGACGAATCTAATGCAGACGATAATTTTAATAAACTGCTGGAAAAATTTCCTAGAGCAAAACGTATTCACGGAGTAGTTGGAATACATCAAGCTCACATCGAAGCAGCTAAAATCGCTACTACCAGCATGTTTTATGTAGTAGATGGCGACGCTGTAATTTTAGATAATTTTAATTTTGATTATCTAGTTCCTAGGTATGAAAGGAATCATGTGCATGTGTGGCGTAGTCAAAACCCAGTAAACCATCTAGAATATGGATACGGTGGTGTTAAATTATTACCAAGAGAAAAGGTGTTAGCAATGAGCATCGACTCAGCTGATATGACAACTAGCATTTCTAATAATCTCAAAGTTATGAATGATATTTCAAATATTACCGCTTTTAACACAGATCCGTTTAATAGTTGGAAATCCGCGTTTCGAGAATGCGTTAAATTGTCTAGTCGACTTATTGATCGACAAACAGAAAACGAAACACAAATACGATTAACTCAATGGTGTACAGTCGGCGATGACGTTAACGCAATCGAAGGTGCGATTGCAGGCCGAGAATTTGGTATAAAAAATAAAAATAATAAAACAGAATTGAAAAAAATAAATGATTTTAATTGGCTGCGAGAACAGTTTGATGGACGATAAGAAAAGAATACAAAAGTTTATTCCAATAATGAACGAGATTAGTCCTACGTTCTGTATGGCCAAGTGGCACCACACGACTATCTATTTACAAACAGGAGAAACTCATAGTTGCTATCATCCTGCACCTCATAAAATTCCTTTAGATGAAATAACCATAGATCCGAGTGCATTACATAACACCAATCAAAAGAAAATGGAACGTCTTGAAATGCTCAACGGCGGCAAACCTAGTGGATGTAATTACTGTTGGAACATCGAAGCACTAGGAGATGATGTTGTATCGGATCGTAAAGAACGTAACAGCACAATTTATACTCCGGAACGATTTCAAAAAATTAAAGACGGTGATTGGGATCAAAATGTTAATCCGCAATATATAGAAATTTCGTTTGGCAACGAGTGTAACTTTAAATGCGGGTATTGTCATCCTAAACACTCTAGTAGTTACTACAAAGAGATCAAAGATCATGGACCATACACCATGGTATTAAATCATCGCAACGACATAGATTGGTTCAAAGTACATGAAGAAGAAACAAATCCCTATGTAGAAGCCTGGTGGCGTTGGTGGCCGGAAGTACGCAAGACATTGACTATACTACGTATCACTGGCGGCGAACCGTTATTACAAGCTAGCACATGGAAACTGTTAGATGACCTAGCAGTTAATCCCTTGCCCAATCTTGAATTAAACATCAATACTAATTTTGGAGTCAAGCCAATATTAATTGATAGACTGGTAGAAAAAGTTAATAATTTAATTACCAACGNCTGTATCAAAGATTTTAAAATTTTCACAAGCANGGATACTTGGGGCGCCCCAGCAGAATATATTCGCACCGGGTTAGATCTAACAGTATGGGAACGCAATTTAGACACATACTTGACGAAGACTCGACTCCCTATAACATTTATGATAACTTTCAATATTCTCACAGTAACTAACTTTCAAAGTCTATTAGAAAAGATCCTAGAATGGCGTGTTAAGTACAATGGATTTGAACAAAATAAATGGCAACGTGTGCGCTTTGATACACCTTACTTAAAAGAACCGTTGCAGTATGACATGAATATCTTGCCTAAAGACAAGTTTATGCCGTACATGGTAAGACATCTGGACTTCATTCTAGCCAATCTAGACGATAAAAACCGTAGTAAATTCAACGACTTAGAGTATGCTAAATTTGAAAGAGTTGTAAAATACATGGAATCAGCTATCTATACCCCAGAAAAGATAAAAGAAGGTCGCAGAGACTTCTTTAATTGGTTCACGGAATATGATCGAAGACGCGGCACCAATTTCTTAGAAACATTCCCGGAACTGAAAGATTTTTACTTTGAGTGTGGCCAAACAGCTTAGAATTTAATGGCATTTATTAATTTTTCAAATAATGCTATTTGTTGTTTTCGATGAATATTTTCAATAAAAACATTATAATTATATTTCAGCAATTTTTTATTTCTAAACCGCCATTCTATTTGTTCTTCTCGAGACATTATTTTTAAAAAATTAACTGCCTCGGAAGCACTTTCTAATAATTTCTTATATCGTATAATGTCGTCGGGTTCGTTATCAAAGTCTAAATTGAAATAACTTTCGTAACTTTTAAATCCTAATAGACTTAATTTTTTATTAATTCCTTGATGTCCGTAAATCAGCATAGGCTGAAAGTTAATAATAGGTTTTAAGAATTTTTCTGAAAAGAACAGTGTAGTATTATTAGAATTGTCCGCCAGTGTCTCATTGACAATACTAAACGCTGTTTTAGCATGTAATTCGGGCAATGCGTTAAATGGATCATTAACGTCAAACTGTTTCTTATCAGCAATCAATGGGAGATTGTTTTTAAAATCTTTATATTGAAGATCAGTTATTTTCATTTTTTCAAGAGCATACTTGCTGATCTCGTAATTAACTATATCTTGACTAATAATACTGTGATCAACTAATGGTGAATTAAACAGCATACAGTGTGCAAATACTCGATGCGATCGATTTCTTCTAGACAAGCTAAGTATAGCTTTTTCATAATTTTTATAGCAATGACCTTTGGCTTTCTTTAATCCCCCGACCGGAGTATCTTTCCAGGCACAACTGCTATCTAATGCAAAAATTGGAATACTATTGATTTCAGTTAAATCGTCAATAAGATTTCCTGTAAAGTAAAATACCTTTTTAGGATTTATATTATGAGTAATACAACTCTCATGAAGTGCTTTTGCAATAGGAGTAACATTCGGACTGAATCCTTCGAATATAGAATCAAATACTAATACAGTTTTATGATTTCTGAGTTTGTCTAACGATTCATTATCGATATATTGGAACAGATTAACACCGTCATAAGATGGCACTGGATAATTTAGTAATAATTTGATGTAGGATATTTTATTATCAATGCCATCAAAATAGCCAGTGAGTAATGTTGTGCCTTTAGGACTCCAGAAATACGGATTGGCAGTTATAGTAGCATTTAATTCTATCATGATATATTTATGTACTAAATATTTGATATGCAGAATTCAACCTCCTCTATCGATTTTAAAAAGTATAAAAGATTTTTTGCATTTGGTTGCAGTTTTACTACCTATTCATGGCCTACCTGGGCAGACATAATAGCAAAGGAAATTCCGGATCATTACATATACGCCAAACCAGGAGCCGGCAATTTTTATATTTTTCAAGCATTGATGGAAGCAATTATACATCATAAAATCAATACAGACGATCTTGTGATGATCATGTTTTCAAATATAACAAGAGAAGATCGATTTATCAAAAACCAAGGATGGATTACGCCTGGTAATTTATATCATCAAACAGAATACAGCCAAGAATTTTTAAAAAAGTATTTGTGCCATCACGGATATTTAATGAGAGATTTAAATTTAGTCCAAGGTTGTAAACTAGCATTAGAAAATATTGGATGCGACTACGACTTGATGTCTATGGTTCCGTTTGACAGCGAGCAAAGCAACGATAAAAAAATAGATCATGTTGATTACATTCTTCGATTTTATAAAGATATTATAGAATCTGTTAGACCCAGCGTGATGGATGTGGTGTTTAACAATGATTGGGAATCTCGTCCACACCGTCCTGAATATTTTGTTCAATGGCAAAAACAGAAATACAGAGATAATCATCCTACACCTGCAGAGCATCTGGAATTTCTACAACGTACCTACACCGACATTAAATTTAGTAAGTTCACGCTGGAGTTTGTCAACACTTGTAATGAAGTTGTTTTATCTGACAATTTTGTAAATAGTTTGCACGATGTTTCACCAGTTATATATCCTAGACTAGGTGAAGGTACTGATTATGAGTAAAATACTTCAGATACTTGATATAAGTTCAACGCCGGTTAACACACAGTTGTTTAACATAACGGCTGTGAATCGTAGGCAAGACCCATATTGGGTTGAATTTGCAGAGCCCCATTTTAATGAACTTGGAATAGAAATAAAAATATTATCGTTAGATAAAATTGATTTATCAAAAAAATGGTTAATTAACGTAGATATTAATAGTTGGAATTGGAAAGCACACACTGGTAGTATTATTGCAGATTTTGATCCTTTGATACAACAAGAATTAAAATCAGGAAATGCTTTTTTAATACTAAACCATCAATGCGAATCGTTCACACAATCATTCTTAAACATAATTTATGAAAAAGTTTTAGATATCTCTTTCAACAAAATTATCTACATGGTTGCCGCAGCAGATATAGAACAAGAATACATGAATTTTGTAAAAGAAAATAATACTAAAAATAAACTAACAGTTATGTATGTGCATCATGTTTACAAAAGATTTAAACATGACATAAACTTAGAATATTTCAAGTATAGTCCGATCAAGAAAACAAAAAAATACCTTTCACTAAATCGTAGAGGTAGAGATCACAGGATCATGCTAACAAGTTTGCTTTCTTATAAAAACTTATTGGATCAAGGGTTTGTTAGTTTAGGAGTAATGCCCGACGAAAGTACTGTTGCAATGAAAAAATTAACCAGTAATAATCAGCGTATTGGATTTTCAAAATTTAAAGACATGCTGCCGTTGCAAATAGACGACGTTGATTTAGCTATCAATCAATTTCAAATGAATTCTTTACCGATTAAATTTTATCAACAAAGTTGTTTTAGTCTAGTATCTAGTACAATGGCCCTAAAATCNGACGAAGGTTCTGTAGGGTTCACAGAAAAAGAAATAAAACCAATATTAGCAAAACANCCCTTCATCATTTTAAATAGGCCGGGAGTTCTTAAACACATGAAGAGCATGGGGTTTTTAACATTTGAAAGATGGTTTGATGAAAGTTATGATAATGAATTAAATGACGAATCTCGCATAGAACAAATTGTCAACGAAGTAGAACGACTTTGTGAGTTTTCTTTTGAAGAATGGGATATCATGCTAGAAGAAATGTCTTTAGTCCTTGAGCACAACTACAATAGACTGGTTAACTATACAACCGAACACTGTTATTTTAACAGTGACTTAAAGAAGTTATTATACTATGTCTCGTAAACTTATTAGTTTAGTTCAGCCCAATTTTCAACAAGGCCCAAAAGAATATAATGCACACTACTTGCCTTATAGCGTAGGAGTATTATGGGCGTATGTTAATCAGTTTGATTCAATCAAAGACAAGTATCAACTAGAAGATTTAATATGGCGGCGGGATAACATCGAGGATACTGTTGCCAAATTATCTCGTTGCGATATTGTGGGATTTAGTACGTATGTGTGGAACAAGAATTACAACTATACACTAGCACGTAAAGTTAAAGAATTAAATCCAGATTGTATGATATTCTTTGGTGGGCCAGAAATGCCTATTACTAAAAGTGATATATTTAAAAAGTTACCGTTTATTGATGTGGTTATCAAATCTGAAGGTGAAATAATACTACGACAATTATTAGATGCAATATCAAACAACACATCTTGGTTTGATATCAAGGGATTATTAATTAACAAAGATGGCCAAGCAGTGGACACCGGCAATGGTGATCGCATTAGCAACTTAGAAGATTTACCTAGCCCCTACCTCACAGGAGTGTTTGATAAGATTATGTCAGAAGTCACTGACGTAGAATGGAACGCAACTGTAGAAACCAATAGAGGGTGTCCGTATGCTTGTACATTTTGCGACTGGGGTAGTTTAACATACAACAAAGTTAAAAAGTTTGGGCTTGAAAAAGTATTTGCAGAGTTAGAATGGATTGGCCAAAANAAGTGCGGCTTTGTGACTATCACAGATGCTAACTTTGGNATGTTTGTAGAACGTGACAATGCCATTGCTGATAAGCTAATTGAAGTGCAAGAAAAATATGGATGNCCTAACAGCTTTAGTATGAGTTGGGCCAANGATCAAAAGCCAGAAGTATTTGATATTGTNTTCAAACTAATCAAGAATCCCAAGTTTAACCAAGGATTGACTGTTAGTGTACAGAGCATGGACCTAGATGTATTAGAGAATATCAAACGCAAGAACCTTGCACAACATAAGATTGAAAATATTTTTGCATTGTGTGATAAAAACAATGTACCGGTGTATACTGAGATTATTCTAGGATTACCAGGTGAAACTGTTTCAACTTGGAAGGAAGGCTTCTATAAAATATTCCGTGCAGGCAACCACACAGGCACTAATATTCTTCAAGCTCAGATGTTAGAAAATGCCGAGATGAATTTGTTACAAGAAAAACTCTTTAAGATCACAAGTGTGCCTGTATACGATTACATGAGTGGAAGCTATAACTACAACGAATTAGAAGAATGTGTAAGTGTAGTAACCAGCACCAAAGATATGTCCATGGAAGAGATGTTAGACAGCCAAATATTCAGTTGGTTCATGCAGACATTTCATATCAACGGGCTTACTACTTACATCAGTAGATTCTTGCACAAGAAGGCAGGAGTGGATTATTCAGTGTTCTACGATAAACTCTGGCAATACCTTATTGAAGATCCTTGGTTCATAGCAGAACAAGATGCTGTTCGTATGTACTATCGAAATTGGATGACGGTTGGAAAGATCAACCATCCCAATATCAGTAACATTGAGATACATGGTTGGAATATCATACACAGAACTACCTTGCACATGCACAAGGACAGACGGTATGAATATGTTTTTGATTTGATAGAACGATTTGTAACCAACGAATTTGAATTAGACCGCGACTGTTTGAATCAATTGTTGTTGTTCCAAAAGAACTACGTGATAAACTATGATGATATTTCAAAGTTTCCGTATACCGTTGAATTCGATTATGACTTTCTTGGATACATTTTAGATGATACCTCATTAGAAACTGGCGTAAAATACAATTTTGAATTTCATGAAAGCAGCGACATTAGTCTAGACAGATTTTTAGAAAATATCTACTTTGGAAGAAAACGTAATTTTGGAAAAACATTAATAACAAAGGAACCGGTATGAAGATCGAATTTATCTTAACTACACAAGGAACATTGGTAACGCATGGCTAAAAAACAAAAATCAAAAAGACCAACGCTAAATTACAATATCTGGAATACAAATATTCCAGTGGTCATTGAGCAGGATATCAAAGAACACAATCCCAGCCGAATTAATATATTTGCAGCAGAAGAACACGAAATAGCATCGACTTGGTCGGGAGATTTCAATATTCTCAAACAATTATTCATAGATAATGATATAGAAGTTCACTTTATTTACGGTGCTGCTAATATGGAATTTTATAATACTAGATATCATTTTCCCGAGCATAGAATTTACACACATCTTTGGCCGTTTTATTATTTGTCTTTTACATTATCTTCGATGAAACACAATGAGTTTGTAAATCATGCTGATCATAACAACCCAACTTTTACAACGCCTTTTATATCAATGAACAACAGACCGCATACTCATAGATGTATGTTTATGGATCAAATGGCAAGATGCAACTTAATAGATACCGGTTCGGTATCGTGGCACAATGACAATGTTCCGTATCAGTGGAAGTGGTGGAAAACTCCGCAGCGATTAAAGTTAGTTGATGATTTTAGCAACAACGGTAATTCATACCGATTGCCAATAGAATGGAAATCTAGTTTTATGAATCTAGTATCTGAGTGCAGCATAAATCGAATATACTTTTCAGAAAAAACTTGGATTCCATTATTATGTCACAAAGTTTTCCTTTCTCAATCCGATCAATACTTTTACAAGAAATTTAAAGAATGTGGATTTGAATTATACGATGAAATTTTTGATTATTCGTTTGATGATTATGCAGATGCTGATATTCGTACATCGATGATTATGGAAAATGTAAAAAATATAATAGGTAAAGATTATAATGCAATGCACAATTTACTGCTTCCTAAATTAAAACATAATTTTAATCGAGCAATTACTATTGCAACTAACAACGAGTATATGCCCAAGATTGCAAAAAATAGTGAATTTGCCATGGAACTATATACTGCCCTTAAAGACATACAAACATCAAAGCGTTTTTTGCTTTCCCTAAAAGCCAAGCAATAAATAACACAAGAAAAAGATATAGGAATCAACATGAAAATTGGATTTATTGGAATAGGCAAATTAGGAATGCCCTGCGCTGAGGCGATTGCAAATAAGGGGCACGATGTTAGCGGATATGATGTTCGACTTTTGGAACCTACATGGTTAGTTAACATTAAATCTTCTATCAAAGCTGTTGTGCAAGATAGAGATATTGTGTTTATCGCAGTCC